AGAACACTTAAGGATAAAAGAGTCAGTGGTTACAGTATGGGTACCACTGGGAAAGCTATAAAAAAACTCATAAGAAAAGGGACTAGTAAAAATAAGCGGCTAAAAGGAACCGTTACAGGTAAGTGGAAAAATCGTAAAGATACTACGGTACGTAGGACTAAAAGAAAGTCCCCAACTCCAAAGAAACGATAGAGAGGATAGTCATGCCTAAAGTAGGAAATAAACGCTATCCGTACACAAAAGCGGGGTATGCCGCCGCTAAAAAGGCTAAAAAAGCCAAGAAAACTAAGAAACTGGGCAAGAAACGCTGAAAAAGCTTGACCAGCTTAGATAAGTATTACTAATATTCAACTTTCGTCCCCCCTGTACGATATCAGGGCGTGTCGATCACGTAAAAAACGTCCTCGTCTGACAGACGTAAAACGTTCCAAGGGTCGCACCTTGCTAAAACTGCGCTAAGACGTAGCTTCACGATACGAAGTAACGGATTAGCCGTGTCTTAAAACGGCTAGGATGGGCTTATGCCTGTAGTGTAACGTATAAGGAGAACCTATAATGGCTCTTACTAACTTTGCGTCACTGACTAGCAATCAATTGACAGCTTGGTCACGTGACTTTTGGAAAGTTGCACGTAATATGTCATTCATTAACCAGTTCGCAGGGACTGGTCAGAATGCTATGGTTCAGCGTGTAACTGAATTAACCAAGAACGACAAAGGTACTAAAGCCGTCATAACGCTATTAGCAGATATGACAGGTGATGGTATCACTGGTGATAACACCCTAGAAGGTAATGAAGAAGCACTAAGAAGCTTCGACATTACTGTTGAGCTAGACCAACTACGATTCGCTAACAGAATCGCTGGACGTTTGGCTGACCAGAAGAGTGTTGTTAACTTCCGTGAGCAATCTCGTGATGCACTAGCTTATGCTATGTCTGATCGAATCGACCAGTTAGCGTTTCTAACGCTTTCCGGTGTTGCTTACACTCATAAAACAAATGGTGCTTTGAGGAATGCCTCTCCGACAGCTGGACATGATTTGGTTGATCTGGAGTTTGCTTCCGATGTTTCCGCACCAACAGGTGCTCGACACAGACGAGTAGACGTATCTGGTGGTACTTCAACTCTTGAAGCTGGTGATACTACTGCAGTAGCAGCCACTGACAAGATTGCGTATCGTGATATTGTTAATCTGAAAGCTTATGCCAAGGATAACTATATTCGAGGTATGCGTGCTGCAGGTAATCAAGAGGTTTATCATCTCTTTGTCACACCTTCTCAAATGGCAGATCTGAAGCTTGATTCAGACTTCTTGGCTAACGTCAGGAATGCTGGGATCAGAGGCCCAAACAATGAATTGTTTGCGGGTTCTTCAAGCCTGATGGTTGATGGAGTCATGGTTCACGAGTTCCGTCATGTATTTGACACCTCTGGAGCTACGACTGGTACTAGCAGTAATGCGGGTGCCGCTGGTTACAAATGGGGAGCGAATGCCGATGTTACTGGCGGTCGTGCTCTATTTTGTGGCGCACAATCCCTTGCTATGGCTGATATTGGATTGCCTGAAATTGTTGAAGATACTTTTGACTATGAAAACCAAGCTGGTATTTCAATAGGCAAGATCTTTGGCCTCCGTAAACCTAAGTACAATAGTGATCACAGTGGTTCCGTTCAGGACTTTGGTGTTATCGCTCTTGATACTGCTCAGTAAGGAGGAATAACTCATGGCGACTTTTACGTCTGATGCTATAAGTGGGAATTCAGCATTTCAAAATTTCCCACAGGGTAACCTCGGAGTTAGAGTAGCAAACTACTCTATCGGCGCTGCGTTAGCCGCAAACGATGTCATACAGATGTGTGATGTCTTTGCTGGTGAAACAGTCTACGGTGTTATGCTGACTGCCCCTGATCTCGACACAGGTGGCTCTCCTGCTATTGTTCTTGATGTTGGGTATGGTGGCGCTGCTGCTTCCCTCATTGATGGTTCTACCATTGGACAAGCAGGTGGTACAGCTTCTAGTCTGGCAGTTGGTAATGCTACCCACGGTAGTACTGCCTCTGCACCTGCGACCTTTGCTGCAGATGACACTATTGATGTCACTGTTGCAACGGCTCCACAGACTGGTGCTACCAGTGGTACATTAACCATGTACCTTATCGTAGGCTAAAAACCTATAGACTCCCTCTCTTCGCGGGGAGGGAGTCATTTTAAAGGAGATACTATGAGAGTAGTTTCTGATACTGACCTACGTGTAGCTATGCTTAGTGGTACTGTTGTTCTATTTGAAGCTGGTGTAGAACGAGAGATCGCTGATGAAGTTGGTATGGTTGCTATGCAGATGGGTGCAAGGTTAATAGAGGGTAGCGCCCCCGTCGAAGAGAAGCCAGATGACCATTGGTCTGATGAAGTTGCGGCTCTTACAACTGATGAAGATCCTGATATTAACGAAGCGCTTACCGCTCAAGATTCTGTAGAAGAAATTGTAGCTGTTATTGAAACTATCGTTAGTGAAGGTGACCCTAAGAATTTTAAAACAGATAATTCTCCAAAAGCGGCAGCTATTAATAAGTTGGCGAAACGTAAAGTGACTACAGCTGAACGGGAAGCGGCTTGGCAGATTTATTTAGATAGGTGATAAATGGCTGTAACAGTCCAAAGTGTTTTAGATAGAGTTCAACAAACCCTTCAGGACACTGGGGGCATTCGTTGGTCTTCAACTGCTGAGCTTATCCTTTGGGTTAACGATGCCCAGCGTGAGATTGCTATAACAAAGCCCGATGCAACTGCAGTAAATACAACGGTAACTCTTGCTGCTGGTACTAAGCAGACGATACCTGCAGATGGTAATCGGTTGCTAAATGTTGTTCGTAATATGTCAGCTGCAAGTAGTGGTACAGGTAAAAGAACTGTGCGACTTGTTTCGCGTGACATTTTAGATTCTTTAGAACCGTCTTGGCATGATCCTGCTGTGAAAGGTGACGCTAAACATGGAGCTACTGTAAAACATTTCATGTACGACGATCAGAATCCTCGTAACTTTTATGTTTACCCTGGAGTTAGCGGTAATTCTTACTTAGAGATAATTTATTCACAGAACCCAGCAACGGTAGCTGCAAATGCAAATCTTGGTGTACCGGATATTTATGCAACCGCTGTAATGAATTACGTTTTATACATGTGTTACATGAAAGATACTGAGTATGTGGCAAATCAACAACGTGCCACTAGTCATTTTAATTTATTTATGTCTACTGTCACGGGCAAGTCTCAAATTGATACCACAACTAGCCCTAATGCAAATGCAACACCTCAAGCACAAATTAGCGGAGTAGGATAATGGCAACTTATGAATCTTTGCTGCCTGAAATTATTCCAATGGTGCAGAATTGCCCAGATTCTCTAATTGAGTCTAGTATTCGATCAGCAGTAGTTGAGTTCTGTGAAAAAACAGGGGCTTATCAAGCTGAGCTTGATCCAGTTACTACGGTGTCTGGAATTTTTGAGTACGATTTTGAACCTCCATCAGATACCGCTGTTCATAAAATTGTATGGATGCTTTATAACGGGGCAGATCTTGAAGCTATTTCTACTTCATTACTAGAGCAACGTAAGCCTAAATGGAGAGAGTCAGCTTATCATGGGACTCCTGAGTATTTTGTAAAAGTCTCTCGGTCTTTATTCTATTTAGTTCCTGTTCCTAGTGTCACTACTGCAAATAGTGTTCATTTACGGGTTCAATTAAAGCCTACCCACACTTCAACCAGTTGTGATGATGACATCATGGATGATTATAGGGAGCCGTTTATTAATGGGGCTTTGTTTCGATTATTGCGTATGCCTAATCGAGAGTGGAGTGATCTTCAAGGAGCTAGTATTTATCGGGAACTTTACAATGTCGGTTTAATTGATGCGGAGCGTAGAGCTACGCAATCGGATGTTGGTATGGCTAGGAAGGTGAAATACGGTGGACCGTTTCTACCGTTAAACAGGAGAAGAAACCGATATGGGAGAGAAGTTAGATGAGCCATATCTTGCGGATGTTAGACAAGAGTGGCATTGGGTTAAACAAGGCGTAGAGGAAATATTAGAAGAACAGAAAGATTTACCATTTATAGCTGAAGATGTTTATGCAGAGTGTGTTAATAAAACGGCTCAACTCTGGATAGCCTCTGAAGGATTTGTAGTTACTACAAGTTGTTCTGATGAATATAGTGAGGCTAAAACATTATTAATCTGGTTAGCATGGGCTAGGATAAAAGGGCAGGATTGTGTTATTAAATATACGCCGTTTTTTTCCAAGCTTGCTAAGGATGCAGGGTTCATTATGCTAGAGGTAAGAACTCCAATACCTGCACCTAAACGTTGGCTAGATAGTGGGTGGCGATTTGATCATTCTGTTTACGTGAGGAATATTTGATGGGTAGTAAACCAAAAAAGCAAGATTACAAACCTTCAGCGGCTGAACAAGCCAGTGCAGCAGTAGCAAAAGCTGAATATGACTATTTTAAGGCTAATTATGAACCTCTTCTTCTTGAGATGCGGGATAAAGCTAGAAATGAGGACTTTCGTTCTAATGTTCGTGGAAGGGCTGCTACAGATGTCGCTCAAGCACTAACTGGGAATTTGTCTTTGCAACAAGCTACAAATGTAACTTCATTAGGGGATGTAGCAGGTGCTTATAGCGGTCAGTTACAAAAAGCTGATGAG